GCCACCCTCGCAGACCCCGCACAGCGCCACTGGCACGCCGCCGTCGTCAATCACGGCATGGCATTCGTGATCCAGGCTGGCCTGCCAGCTCTGCCGCACGGCTTCGAGGGGGCTCAGGCGGTCGCTCAGCCACACCTCGCGGCGGTCCGCTTCCCGCAGGTTGTGGCCGATGAAGTCCACCACATCGCTGGTGGCCATGGCCCATCTCATTGCTGCACCGCCCGGCCCTTGCCGGTAATCAGCCCGGTCCATTCCATGCTCGAGAATTTGCATGGGTGCGCGGTGTCGTTTTCGATCGTGACCGTGATGTTCTCCCCCCGGCCGAACATTGGGATGCGGAACACCCCCTCCTGGCCCTGATCCACACCCTGCAGCAGGCCCACCGTGCTGCCCGGGAAGGTGTAAACGGCCTCGTCGCGGTTGCCGGTGGGCGTGACCCGCACCTGGAAATAGCCGGTTTCGTGGTATCTCAGCCGGGCCTGGCGGATCTGCGCCCGCAGCGTGTTGCTGGCCACCTGCCCGCCGCCCTGGGTCCGCATCGCCTTGAACCGCGAGGGCCGGTAACGGAACGGGTAGAGCTCTCCGAACCAAACCTGCGCTGCCGACCAGTCGCCGCGGGCCGTGATCGTGTTGCCGCTGCTGGCAGCTCCCAGCAGCACCCCGCCCTGGTAGCCCGGCTGGTAGGCGGACCATGCCTGGGTCGCGGCTCTGATGGTGAACGGAAGGGTCCAGGTCGTCACCTTCGTCACGGCGTTGTAGGTGCCGGCTGGCACCCGCACGGCGGCCGGGCTGGCGGTGGTGGTGCTCACCCAGCGATCAAGCAGCAGCGGGTACGGCGCCGCGGCGATCGACTGCCGATCGAGCACCGGCATCTTCTCCAGGAACACCTCCGGCCCGCGCTGGACCAGGAGGTAGAGCGTTTCCTGGATCGCCACGATCGACAGGATGCCGTCAGCACCAGGCAGCTCCCAGTGGCCCCAGCTGGACTGGGCACGCTCTACCCCGCTGCCACTGTTGCGGTACAGGAACTTGTAGGTGTAGATCCTGTTCGTGTAGCCGGCCTTGCTGCTGATGCAGTACAGCGAATTGCCGGTATCGTTTGCCGCAAGCTGAAAAATCCCAGACGGGATGTAGCTGCTTACGTGATCAGTAATGCTGTCAGCGTCGCCCACCAGCGCAGTGCCGGCGCCGCGCACGGAGAACTGCCGCAGCTGGCTCCAGTCGCCGTTGGACTGGCAGAACACAACCGACCCGCCCATCTGGATTGGCCGCACCCCTGTGTCAATTTCATAGCTTGTCAGGATCGTAATCGCATCCGTTGCTGGCGTTAGCGCGGCATCAGTCGCATAGGATCTGAATTGATAATCATCGCTGAATAGCAGCATCTCCCCCTGGAACGGCACCGCATACCGCAGCACACTCACCTTCGAGCTGCTGGCGGTCTTATCGATCGGGTCCGAATCCAGAACCGTTGTCACGGTCTCCGGGAAGAACGAGAAGAAGTCCTTCGCTCTGCTGAAGATTCGCTTCTCGTCCGCCAGGATCCCCAGTCGCCCGCGATGCACGAAGATGTCGTTCACCGTTTGGTCAACGAAGCTCGGGTCCGGGGCCGATTCGCTGTCGCCGGCTGTCCGCTGCCCCCACGTCGGAAGCGTCAGGCCCGTCAACGCCGCACCGTTGAGGGGCCCGAAGTACCACGTTCCCGCCGGCAGCCGCACCAGCACCTGCGGCATGGTGGCGGGATCCAGCTTGTACCGAGTCCCCGGCGCCACGGTCTCCTCCCAGGCGCCCTCGCCGAAGGTGCCGGCGCCAGAGCGGGGCGCGAACTTCAGGTAGTAGCCGTCGAAGTTGTTGGTCGGGTCGCCCGTCACCTCCACCTGGTAGCCCTGGGGTGCAATCGCCGGAAGACTGGTGAACGACTGCACCGAATTGGTGATCGCGGTGATGTCCGCGTTGGCCCGGGCATCGGTGGCGCTGATCGTGATTGTGCTCGCGCTGGTGAGGTGCAGCACCGATCCGGCTCGGGCGATCGAGACACCAGCCACGCCGGCCAGGGCCGTCTTGATCTGTTCGGCGATGTCTGCCGTGCTGATCGCCGTGCCGGCCGTCGTCGTCGTCGTCACCGTGGCCAAGGTGCCGTTCACGTTCACCCGGTAGGACTGGCCGTAATTGGCGGCCTTCACCCACACCAGGGCTTCATTGGCCGCCGGCCTGGCCACAGCGGGGGCCACCGCCGCGTCCATCGCCACCACCTTCAGTGAGCTGGCCACGAAGGTGTAATCGGCCACGGTGCCGCACCGGATCTGCCGCTTGGCGTCCGTCACACCGGAGAGGTAGCCGTAGCCGCTGGGGGCGCTGACGGTCTGCGCCACGCCGTCGAGATCGAACACCTTCACGCTGCTGCTGCTGATCACCGCCAGATACCGCTCGCTGCGGTCGCGCAGGATCGCGTGAACGAACACATCGCCCAGGCTGGTGGAGCTCACCCTGGCCAGGGTCTGCGTGGGATCCCGCTTGCGTAGGCCCTCGGCGCTGCTGCTGACCGCGTTGATCTGTAGCTCCGCCTGGGTGGGATCCCGCTGCGCGTCCGGTTGCTGGCTGACCCCCTGGATCAGGTTCGGAACCGTGGAGGTGAAGAGTTCAGCCATTAGAAGAACAAACCTGGATAGCCGCGACCCGCTAACCCAGCAGCAGGGTTGAAGGTGCCGAACGGCAGCACCCCACGCTGCCCGCTCAGGCTGTTGGGCTGGAGCTGCTGCAGCTCGTTCCGGTCCAGCTCGGTCCTGGCCATCAGCAGGTCCTGCTGGGTGTAGCCCTCGATCGAGTCGGACCCCAGGAATCGATTGGCAAAGGCCCTGGCGCCCAGGATGCTGATGTACCGATTGAACACCTCCGGGCAGTCATCCCACGGCAGCGTCCACACCACGTCGGCGGTGAGCTGCGTGACGGCGGCACCCGTCAGCACGTAGGTGCGGTTCACCCGGTCGTAGACCCGTTGGCCCCGGAGGATGAAGCGCCCGTCCCACTGGAATGGGTCGGGGGCAAAGCGGGTGAGGTTCGATGGCACGGTGATGGTGCCGTCCGTGGCCACGGCGAAGGGGTAGTCCTGCTCGCTGTTCCAGCTCCAGCCGCGGGTCTGCTCCTGCTTGTGGAACTCCAGCAGGGTGCGCTCGGCGATGCTGGATTCCGCCATCACCGGGTCGTCGAGGCTGTTGACCGGGGCCTCGCCGATCACGGCCAGCAGGATGTTGACGGCATCCAGCAGGGTGGTGCGGCCTGGCGTCGCTGACTGGTTGGCCAGGCCCATGAGCGATCCAGCGGTGCAGAGCACATGCTATCGGCTGCCATGAAAAAGGCCCCCGGCAAACCGAGGGCCAAGTCGCTCCGTCAGGCCAAACCTTAGGGGATCACGATGCAGGCAGCGCATTCATCCCGCAGCCGGCCGATGCCGATCGACTGCGAGGCCACGCCAAGGGTGGCCTGGTATTGGATGTTGAAGGTGCTGTCCGCAGTCGTCATCTGGAACCTAGGGGCCCGCAAGGTAAGCATGCCCACGGCTTCCCTGTTGAAGATCAAGGCCCGGCACTTGGTCAGGTCCTGGGCATAATCAGGGTTCTTGTCAAGCGGGTTCAGCGTGTAAGCGGGCTGGATCAGGTGGTTGGATTCGTAAATAGGGATTCCTTTCACCCGGCCAACCGCGCCACTGGCGATGGCGCCGTTACTCTGCCCGCCGTTGAAGTCCGTGTTGATGACACGGGTCCCCTCATTGAGGAAATCGTATTCATCGGGCGGCACCACGCAGACCAGGCCGGCAGTGGGTACGTCCTTTTTCCTCATGGCAACCTTGACGTCACCGATGGCGGATGCCAGCTCATCGCCTTTGGCCTGCTTTGATGCGGCGGCATAGCCAGCCGTCAGGGTCCTTTTGAAGCCGGTCCGGCCAGTGTTGATCGTTCGGGCCAAGGGCTCGACGGTGCTGTTGGCTGCGGCAAAGAGGATGCGAGCGATGCGCCTGTCGGTCTCCCAGGACAGGGCGATGCCCAGTTGCTCGAAGTACTCGGATGCCACATCGGCGTAGCTCATCAGCTGATCAAGGTCGGCGATCACTTGGTCGGCGACCATGAGACCATCGACAGCAATGTTCCGGACGTTGCTATCGCTGGGGGAGTTGCCGGCCAGGCCACCCAGTAGCGGCACGCCAGGGGTCATGTAGGAGGCGGCGGCGCGACCAGTAACTTGGAAGTCAAACGACTTGCCTCCCTTGATGTTCCGGGTCTTCACGAATCTGGTGAAGACGCACTCGCGTTTCATCGCGTTCAGAATCTCGGATTGTCCGAGTTTCTGGAAAATAGCCTCAACATCGCCAGCCCCGCGAATCTGGCCAAGCCGGGCCAGCAAGGCATTGTTTACTGCCATGGTTGCAAAAAGCGTTTGGGTTGTTTGCCCGTGGCTTCTTGCAACCTGTGTTTAGCAATCCCCCCTTGAGGGGCCAAACGATGCAATGAGGCTGTAGCTGCAGCAACTGACTTGACCGGTGGACGGTGTGCGGGCCTCTCCCGCAGGGAGGCCAGCACTACACAGGTGTAGCAGTTGCTGCGCTGAGGTTACACCTTCATGCCCAATCTGGCGAGTTGGCGATGGCCGCCCTGACGCGCTTGGCATAGGCGGGATCGACGTGCATCAGTCGGTCGCCCTGGGCGTTGCGCCGATCGACGGCCGCGTTCTGTTGCTCGATCGAGGTGAAGCGCATTGTGCCCTGGCTCCGTCCGCCCCTGGCCAGCTGCGGCTCGCTGCGCTGCCGTGGATTGCTACCGGCAGCCGCCCGCGCCTGGATCGCCTTCACCGCGAAGGCGGCCAGCTCCTTGTTGCCGGAGTCGATGGCTGCGTTGTAGCCAGCCAGCTCCCCCTCGCTCAGGTTGGCAAGGGCCCAGCCGCTCAGCGCCCGGAACTTCTCATCGCCTCCGACCGATTGCCGGATCGCCGCGCCATCCTCTGCGCTCAGCTGGGGGGCGGCAGCCGGCGAGCTGGCCTTGACCCCATCGAGATAGGTCTGCACCACGGCCCTAGGCAGGCCAGCCTTGGTGGCCAGCGCCTCCACTGCTTCGCTCACGTCGCCCCCGGCACGCAGGGTTGCATCGAGCTGCAGGGGGTTCACCTCGGCGGCGGTGAACAGACCGGTCAGCGCCTCGCCGTACAGCGCCTTGCCCAGCTCGGGGGTGTAGGCCTCTGGGGGAAGCGTGTTCCCGGTGGCGGGCGCCTTGGCCTTGCCCTCTGCCAGGGCGATGACCTCCTTGAGCGACTTGCCCCGGTATTCCTCCGGGATGTCGTCGTCGGCGGCCTGGTCGTCGTCGGTGGTGGTGTCGTCCTCGGCCGGGCTGAGCAGATCGGCCAGCGGGTCGTCGGCGTCCTCGCCCTCGGCTGGCGCGGGGGCAGTGGGCCGCCGGGGGGGCGTGGCCTGCTTGCGCTCGGCCCGCTCCTCGGCCGCCAGCATCCGATCGAGGGGGTGGGACATATCCCATTCCTCGCCGGACGGCTGGCTGCCTTCCGCTTCAAGCTCGTCCAGTGCAGCGACGAGGCGACCCTCCTCGCCTGGGCGCACCAGGCTGAGGAGCTGTTCGGTGGTGGTGCTCATGGTTCAGTGGGTTGTTGAGTGGGCGGCGGTTCGCCCTGCATCTGCTGGGCGGTGGCCGCAGCGGTGGCCAGCTTTGCCGGGTCCGCCATGGAGGATCGCATCAGCTGTTCCTGCTGCGCCGCCTGCGCCTGCTGCGCCTTGATTTGGTTGACCTTCTCCTCCGTGCGCACCAGGTCGATCGCTTCGAGGCCCAGCCCGTTACTGAGCCTGGTGATGGCAGCGCTCACATCGACGCGGGCGGCAACCTCCGCGGGACCCACGATGTTGGCCAGTGCATCGAGGCCCTGGATCCAGCGCATCGTCTTGTCGAGGTCGTTGCCACGGCCAACGGCAGCCAGGCCAACCGATACCACCGGCTTCACCAGATCCTTGGGCAGCTGGACCTTTCCCTGGCGGGTCAGGACGTGCAGCTTGCGGGTGATGTAGGGGTTCTGGAACTCAGTCGTGAGGATGCTGTAGATCCCGACTTGCCCCTCGTCCATCTGCTGCGCCACCATCCGGATTTCCTCGGCGGTGGTCCGCTCCGAGTCTCGGACGTTCGACATCATGAAAGCCCGCTTCAATGCGGCCTCCACCCGCTGCAGGCGGGCTTCCGCCACCACCAGGCCCTGCCCCCTGCGGCCATCGGATCCCAGCTCCTTCACATCGTCTGGGTGGCCGATCACATAGCCGCCGTTGCGGCAGGCCACCAAGTCCTTGATCGAAGTGACCCCGCCAGGGCGTACCACGTACTTGGATTCAGCGGCGATCATCGCCCCCTCGGTGAGCGCCTGGCTCAGGGATTCGGCGGTCTGCAGGTCGGCCAGGCACCGGGCTTCGATGTAGCCGGGGCCGTAGTCGCAGCTGTCGATCCTCGTTGCCCGCAGCGGCATCCAGGGGGAAATCTCAAGGCCGACTTCCTTCTCTTGCCCCTCGATCTCCTGCCCTTTGCATTCCTGGCACCATTTGACCTTCTTCGCCCTGTAGTCCCATTCCACGTGGGTGTAAACCTTGATCACCTCCTCCTCGTCCAGCACCTTGTTGGGGGCTAACGGATCGGGGCTGTAGCCCTCGCTCCCCTCGTCCTCGAGGAGGCCCAGGTGCTGAGCCACCGCATTCGGCAGGCTGTCCTCGGTGAAGCTCTCGCAGATCACCAGCTCCAGCGGCCGGCCCATCGGATCCCGCCTGATGCAGTAGCGGTTCAGGTGGTAACAGGTGAGCCCATCCTCCTCGTCGTCATAGAGAACGACGTTGCCGGGGCCGATCAAATGGACCATCGCCTCCAGCACCACGGCGCGATCGGCGGTGCTGTTGATCTCGCGGAGCACCGCCTGCTCCATCGCTAGCAGGCTGCGGTCGAACTCCACCATGGACCTGGCGATTTCATCCTCGGCCGTTCCGGCCTGCCGGGCATCGCTAATCAGAGTGGCCCGCTCCCGCTCGTCAATCGTGTACTTAAAGAACGACTCGGAGGCCGGCATTACCGCCAGCAGCCAGCGGCTGGCGAGGTGCTGGTGACCTTCCTGGCCGATGCCATTCCAAGGCAGCGGGTAGGTCTCGGGTTGCCCCTGGTCCGGGTCATTGGCGGCCGGCACCAGCCAGGGCAGCGTCAGCCGGCAGGACCGCCGGGCACGCGACAACCAGAGATCACGATCGGATCGGAGCTTCTCGTAGAGCTGTTCCGCTGGGCCCTGAGTGGTGTCCATTTCAGGTGCCGATGTTGAGGCCAGCGCCGGCCGCTGCCGCCGCGCCAGCCGGCGCAATCGTGAGCCCGGACGCCGGCTTCTTCTTCTTCTGCTGCTGGGCTGGATCAGTGGTCAGGGCGAGCCCAGCGGCGGGCGCCGCGTAGGTGGTGGCGGTGGCATAGGGCGCTGCTTGCGCCACCACGGCCGCCGCTTCCGTGGCCATGGCGGCGGTCTGCTCTGCCAGCGAGGCACGGGACCGCTCGCTCTCGGCATTGGCAGCGGCGATCTGCTGGTCCAGCTGGGACTGCATCCGCAGGCTGGCCTCCTCCGCCTGCCGCCGGGCCGCTTCCATCTGCTGGTTCTGCGCGTCGATCTGGGCCTGGCTGGGGCCCTGGTAGACGATTTGCGGTGCCCGCGCCCTTCTCCCTGAACACATGATCAGTACCCCGTGGTGATGTTGAGTCCGGCGCCAGGGCCGGCGGCAATCGTTGCGGCCGCTCGATCGATTCGCAGCGCCGCCTTACCGGTCGGCCGCTTCTCGCCAGTGCGGTCGCTGCCGATCACCGGGGCCGCAGCCGGCTTCTCTGGTGGCGGTGCGCCGACCAGTGCCGCGAGCCTGGCTGCTTGGGCGGTCGTGTTGTTGGCGCGGGCCGTGGCCACCGCCTGCTCCTGGGTCTGCAGTGCGATCCGGTCACGCACCAGGGCATCCAGCTGGCGCTGTTTGGCCAGCACATCAGAGCTTTGCGCCTGCTGCATCAGGCCGAGCTGCTGGCTCGCCATTGCGTCGTAAGCCCTGGTGTCGGGCGCGTAGATGGTTGACCGGGATCCCCCGCCGCCCGCGCACATGGCTCAGTCCCTCCCGGTATCGAAGGAGGGCGGGTAGACCGTGGGCGCATCGGCGTCGCTGGTCAGCAGCTCGATACGCAGCCATCGGACCACCTGAACCGCGCCGATCTGCTGCTGGATCTCGCGGTCCGTGGCCTCTGGGTGCGGGGCGATGTCGGGCCACAGCGCTTCAGCCTGCTCGACCAGTTCCTCCGCATTGATGGGCTTCGGCATTACACGGCTGCAGAGTTTGCCCCATGCTACGGGGTGCCGTCAGGTGGGGTTAGTCATCGGACCAAAGGCCCGCAACCCTTTTTCGCACCGACTCCGGCGCATCGTCGGCATGGACCCACGCAGCTTCGCTGGCATAGAGGCCGTCAGCTTCCGGTAGTCGGCGGGCGCGCCAATCGATGTAGTTGTCATCTTCACCGCTCGGCCCTGCGCGGAAAGCCAGCAAGCGGGCACGATTGGCAGTGGCGGCAAACACGACTAGGTGCCATTCAGCCCCAAATGGGCGACATGAGTAGGCGCGGATGGTGCCGGACATCACCGCTCCTCCGCGTCAGGTGGGTTCCACAGGATCGGCAACTTCCGGTCCGGGTCGTATTCACTAGCTCGCAGAATGCGAGCTAGGCGCACCTGGGTGATGGCGTCCCGTCGGGTGAGGCCCGCCTTCTCAAAGGCCTTCAGCACGGCCGCCCACATCGCCGCCTCGTCGGACTGCCCGGCCAGGATGACCTCCGCCTTCACCTTGCCGATACCAGGGCAGCCGGGGTAGTTGTCCGTGGTGTCGCCGATCAGCGCCTGCGAGAACACATTCAGATCGGCCTGGTGCTCGGAAACCTCCACGAACTCGGTGCCTCGAAGGTGCCGGCCGGGGATCCCCAGCATGTCCTTGTCCTCCGAGACGATCACATCACCCGGGCGGTAGAGAATGCCCATCACATCGTCGGCCTCGACCTCGGCGAGCATGGCGATGTTCCAGCCGCGCAGCTCCCCGGCTGCGATGGCCCACTGGATCAGCTGGCTGTAACCGGCCGGCTTGCGGGATGCCTTGCGGTTCGCCTTGTAGGCGCTGAAGAGGCTGTAGCGGAAGCTGGCAGCAGTGCCAAGGCATAGGTGCAGCTGGTGGTCGGGCAGCGCATCACGGACGGATGCCAGGAAGTCTTGGAAACGGGCCTTCGCCTCGCCGTGCCGGCACACGTAGGTCCAATCATCTGGCGCCCACTCGATTTCGTATTCGGACACGGCGGTGCAGCGGCGGAGATAGAGCTCCGCATCCACCAGGGCCCTGGGTTGGTCGGTCATGGTTGTCGTTGCTCCAATCGGGATAAAGCCTCCAGTAGAGGCCGGGCCTTTTCTTTGTACTGTGGCCAAGAATTGAGGCACCTGCTGGTATAGATGCCGTACTCCTCTGGCACCCCTGGCCACCGGTAGCAGGGGTATTGGCAGCCAGCGCTTACGGGATCAATGCAGGAGCGGACAAGATCAAGATCATCCTGATAGCTCACAACGTCACATCCGCCGGCACCGGGCGGCCCCGCAGCCAGTCCTGAACCCGCTGCAGCACGTCGGGCGGGACGAACCGGGAGCGATACGGAAGCCAATACGTCCCGGCCCATTTGCCATCGGGTATCCATGCGGCAATTTCGTCCAAAATCGTTTCCCTGCTGTTGCGGCGAACAAAGGTCACGAGCCAATAACGATTGGCCCCAGGGCGGGCGGTCACGATGATGCGGCCCATGCCGATCTGTTCATCCAGGATTGTGTGGGTGTCAGGCATGGCTTCAAAGAA